GATAACTGCCTAAACCACCACTGCACCAGTTCAATCATGGTGTAACACGACAAATGGTTTGCGGTGCGCAGACACGCAATTTGATAATGAGAAACCGGAGCGAAAACTACCAAAAAAAGGGGGGTTAAAAGATGTTTAACTACAGGTCATTAGCTCTTTAATACGCTTTCTTTAACCCCCTCCATCGACCATTTAACTGCGTTCAGCGCTTTACGTTTATCAGTAGTGTTTAATGCTTTATTAGCGGCGATCTTAATTACCAAGTCAGTAAGCCGCTGGCGCTTCCCGATAGCCGCTGCAGCAACTATTTGATATTCATTAACCTTCGCCAACACGCGCGTCATTTGCTCATCACGTGTAACGCCGCGAGCCACGGCCAGCGCATCAATAAAGGGCGTTGTTGCCGCAGGACTCTCCTGCCACGCTAGTACTTCTGCGCGCTGAATTCCCCAAGTTTCTCGCTCTAAAGGGGGATATTTATTTATGACTACCGACAGCGCTTTATTGCAATCATCTGCAATTTTTTGAGGCTTTGTGTTTACAATATCCAGAATCGAAATGTTAACCGCCGGATCATATTCGACTATTTGAAATGTTGATAAATCCACTCGTCGTAAACCGCCATTATTTATACAATCTCGCCAATCGTCGTCAGACAGTTGAATATTAGGGGTAGGGACGTTTTTCGCGGTCTTATCAGAGTCATAATACCCGATAATACTGCCAACTTTATTATAATGCGCATATTTCATTTAAGACTCCTAATTTCCAAATGCTAGCCATTCCGCAGCTAATAGCTCCCCAGCAGCATACGCTCCGGCTGTCCTAGTCGCAGCAACAGTTAACTGAGATAATGATGCACTATTTACACTCAGATAATTTTCAATATGTTCTATCCCCGTTGATCCGATGCCCGATGCATCAACATTAGCAATAAAGAAATTATTCGGAAACGTTATTGGAAAAGGCACCGCGCCCAATACCGCCGAACTACCAATCCCCCCCGGATTACTAGGAAACACATAAGAACCCCACTGCACAATCAATCCTCCCGGAAACTGTTGGAAGCCTGAGTTCGCTACGTTTGAAGCAAAAGCAGACAAAGTCACAACGCTGCTTCCAAAATGCATTAGAGGGCCATCAATAACATTAACGCCGTCTGAAAACGTTTGCAATCCTGTAAAGGTTTGGGGAGATATGCGAGACGCTTTATCGGCAAGAAGTGTATTAACCTGCGATTGCAAGTAATATTCAGAATTGTGGTTATGCCCAACATTTGATTTTGTAACAAATTCAGCTAATAAAACAGTAAATAACTGGTTCATTTCGGCCGGGTTTAAATTTACTCCGAACCCTTCAATAACTTGAGAGATCTCTTCTTGTATATGATTTAGCTCTTCCGCTCGAACATCTGTAGCTATAATACCAAGACTAGGATCTCCATCTGTGTACTTATTGTCTACTGTTGCACCGGGTGCAGTTGTGCGTTTCATAATATCCCTTATGTATAGCCAAATAAAACGTGAGTATGGGCAGGCTTGAGCCGCTTGATCGCGCACTCTAGCAGGTCGTTACCCCACCAGCGCAAGGCATCGCCACAGCTATTTGCCCCCGCTTTAAATGTTTGAATATTCGTTAAATCAGCGTTCACGCGCCAGACGAACACCCACTCGCTGGATGTGATCTCAGCACCATTAAACAGATGACCGGCCTCATATGTCGTGTTGTCGTCAACCGTAACTGTGTAACCGAGGTTAGCTGCCACACCGATAAAATAAGCGGCATCGGCGCGCCCCTGCGCGGTGATTTTATTAACCAAAACATTACGCCGATCAGACACTGTTTGACCCAGCGAGGTACAGGCACCGGGCAACCCGGCGACACGCTCCCACTCCGCCAACAGCTCATTGGTGGTGCGCGGGTCAGCCTCTTCAATCAGCAACCCCGCACGATGATCTACCCGCGCAAACTCCTCGCAGATACCCAGCAATAGCTTGCGCAGCTCGGTATCATCATCGTGCGATATCGCCGAGCCACGCGGTAGGAGCGCGTAAAACTGTTGCAGATAAGCATCTGCGGTTACGCCCATGTGATCGTCCCCATTACTGCGATCTGACCTGTGGCATGCGTGATATCAGCAGCAGGCGTAGTGAGTATGTAATCAGTCTCACCATCCGCGAGACTAATTGCCTCACGGATTTTGGAAATTAATATCGTGCCACCCGGTATTGCATCGCGCTGAATCAATGCAGCCAACTCGGTCTGCACGGCCGCTTTCACGGCGGCAGTAAGGGGCGATACCAACAACGTAAAATTAAGCGCCACTGCCACTGGTGCAGCAACAGTCACGGCAGCAGTCACCGGCCGTAACCCGTCAATATAGCTCTGCACCGTCGACTCATCACCCGCCAGCGGGATGCCGTCTGCGTAAGTGTCATCCATCATAAACCGCACCACCACCATACCCAACCCGCCTTCGCCGGGGTAAACCCATGCGCGGGTCACACCCGCCACTTCGAGCGCCCATTGAACATAATCAAAATCAGCGCCACCATGCGGCGGCGCTTGAATACGCGCCAACGCACGCGCACGCAGCAAGTCATCGGACTCGATATTCACGCCACCCGTCAACGCGTTACCATCGACGATTGCTGCATTGTCTACACCGCTCACAGGCGTCATCAACGTCAATGTCGATGCAGCGGCGGCATTGGCATCACCACCCGCAGTAATGGCGGTCACAGCTACAAGCGCCACGCCACCCGTGATAGTACCTGCGGCATTGGTGGTGTATTCAGCACCATCGCTACGTTGCAATGTAGCGCCGAGCGGAATCACGCTCGCGTCAACACCGGTAAATGTGACGTTACCTTGCGCAGCCGTCGCCACCTTGCGGGTAATACCCCAGACACCCGCCCAGCGCTCCAGATAATCAGACTCAGCGGTGTCGATAATTATTTGCCGCGATAGAAAATCAAGATGACCATACAGACCATGCACCACGCCCGCCTGGGCGCGGGCAATAATATCCAGCAGTGAATAACGCAGGCGCGCATCACTACCGGGCAACCCGGCCTCGATGTCCGATTGCACGCGCGCTATTAATGTCTGTAGTGAAGGCCTCTGAAACGCCATTATATGACCTCTAAACTATAATTAAAAAGCTCTTCAAATCGGCTGCCGTCTGCTTTTTTTATCGTCACCAACAGCCCCAGAACACCCTGTTTAGCCCACTCAGCCTGCACATCAACACTACTTGCTATTCCATCATCAATTAACCATTGCAATGCCTCAAGCGCGTAGTCACGGGCGCGCTGTAGCGTCGAGCCAGTCTCTTTTTCGCGGCTTAATAACCACAGGCGCGAGCCGTTGGTGTCGGCCCACCAGCCACGCCGATTCGTTGTACCATCCAAGATCACATCGTCTGCATTAGCGCGGCGGTCAATAAATAGCGAGAGCATCACCGCCGTGCGCAGGCCGTTATCGGGCTTAAGCGCAGCGCCATCAAGGGCAACATCAAACCGGTTGCTTTCAAACAGCAGCGCCACATCCATTACTGCGGCCCGCCTGTGTTGCTAGCGCCACTCTGTACACCGCCGTGAGTGTGGGTATCAAAATTAACGCCGGAGCTGCTCACGCCGCCAGCAGCCGTCACCACGCCCACCGTTGCTAGCGATGCAGATGTAACTGCACCGGTCACGTCAGAATTGCCGCCGATGGTTGCATTACCGCCCACCGTTAAATTCCCGGTAATTTCTGTTTCCGGTGTCGTCAACGTCACGCTAGTGGAAGCAATAACATCAACAACCGGCGCGGTAACTTGCAGTTGAGCACCCGCTACCACTTCAATAACGCGCCCGTTTTTGAGGTGAATATAATCACCCTCAAACGTATATAAACCCACCTCGCCATCGGCCCAGTTTTTAAATCGATAGCGGCGGTCATTGGCGCACGTTGCAATGCGAAATCCTCCCAGGCAGATCAACAATACTTCAGCCTGAACATGCGGTGTACTGGTAAAACCATACGGCTCAAAATACTCAATGCCATCGTGCAGTTGGCCGCCCTTGGTGCGCACCTGTAGCAGCGTCACACCACCACTGGTATCCACGCGGGTGATAATGGCACGGTTGATCATGTCAGCAATGCGGCTACGCATGCGGGAGACGAGGCGCTCGTAGGTACGTTTCATGTTGTTGCTGCCACTCATGATGTCGGTACCCCAGCCCACGCGCCAACATCTTTTTTAGGTAACGGCATAACATCCAGCGCTTCGTGTGGCATCACCGTGATGCTGGTGGTACTGCGATTGTCGCGAGTGTAGGCCACATCAACAATTAACAGTTCAGCTTTAATACGTGCTCGCGGGTCATCCACCTGTACCAGGGTATTAGGCTCCCACAACCCGTCACGATGGCTAAATCCGCTCACCACATAAGTGGCCGTCTGACTCTCACCAAAACGGGTATTTCGCTCACGTTCACCATAACGCTTAACATCTTCCAGCGACACCGAGTCATCAGGGTCGATCACTTTCGTGCGCTGCTTACGGGTTACATTATTATCCAGCACCACCGCATTCACCGCGGCTACCTCGTCACTAACGCGGCCAAGCGTGGCCTCCGCCTGCCCAACGACGATGTATTTATAAAAGCGATCACGCCCACTATTGGTTGCGCTACCGCTTAAAATATTCTTACCGAGTATCAGTGATGTCGGCGCGCGCACTGTGCCCACACGGGTCACCAATAGATTTCCCTCGGGGGTATCGGTGAGGATCACACCACGCTCATCTGCGAGGCGTTTTAAAAACTCCATGTAGGTTTCACCGACCTGAATGGTCGCCTTTATAAACGGGGCATCGATATCGGTAACACTCGGTGCAATCACCACGCCAATATCAAACAGGCCACCAACAAACTCAGCCAGCTGTTTAAATGTTTGGTGACTGAACTGCGGGTGAACACCCGAGCAATCAATCAGGTCGCGCAGTTTGCTGCGGCCTTTAATTGAAGCGCTACTACTAACCTCGTCATAATTAATATCGGCATCATCCACATAACCACGCATCACCAGTTCATCATCAATCAACAGGTCAAAGGCATCATTGGGTGAGATCGGCCAACCGGTCTTGTTGCCGGGCCACTTTTCAGTTAGAAAAACCTCAAAGTTACCGATCATTTTCACAGAGCGGCGCACAGCGTAAGACGTCCAGCCGCGATAAATTACGCCGTTGATCTTAAGAGCGACATCAACCATTAACCACCTCCGCCAGAACTTCCAGCGACTGGCCACCCGGTACAAAACCGGGGTGGCGGATACGATTACGCGCAACAATCTCGGCGTCACGGCTGGCATTACCATACAATTGATAGGCAATCACTATTGCAGGTAGCGTGGCCGCTGGTGTGTGGGTTGTCAGTTTGGGCAGTTGCGCACCGCGTATGCGCAGGTCTTTAGTCACCGCTGTACGCAAGTCGATCATCGACATGTACACCACATCATTAATCGGACGACTATCCACCACATCTTCAGCCGCTGTTTGCACCTCGATTGCCGCTGTAATCATTGCCGCATCGCTTAATGCATCACTGCTTGTTTCGTATGATCGCGTTGTAGTCGCAATCGCCGCCTCTGCAACCGCCACCCGCTGCACCAGCTGTTGCAATGCCTGAATGTTAGTCGCATGTTGTCGCTGCGTAGTGGTTGCGGTGGGTAGTGTAATGGCCGTTGCCGTACCGGTGTTGCCTGAGTTAAACAGGTCTCGATAGATGTTCAACGCCCGGCCCGGCTCGCCTAGGGTGATGCGCAGGCGGTTGAGATTACCCGCAATCATCGCCGCCATCTCAGCCGGTGCGCGAATCAATGCCGCAATAGGCCCGGTAACGTTACCGATGGCGGCGTCAATCGCCTTGAAAATATCATCCACCTCATCAATAATACCTTGCGTTGAATCGGCAAAGTCACCCAGCACATCAAATTTGCTGGCGAAGTCCGCAATTGAATCGGCAATGCTTTTTTCTGCGGCAATAGTTGTCGCCACATCTGTTGCAGTGGCAACAATCGGAAAGAGCAGGTCGCCCCCTTCAAGGCATTCTAATGTAAACGACGCCTGGCCCGCTTTGCTAGTGCTCTGGCTTGCACGGGCAGAGAGAATAGAGACCTGCATCACCCCATAATGGGGGTGCTGCAACGCACCAGGGCCGGATTGCTCAATGGCCTTGATCAACTTATTGCGGGCAATGTCATAATCAGCGCCCACCACAAAAACCTGAATTGAGAATTTTCGGCCTTTTTTGCCGGAGTCCTCAACGTAGGGGATATCACGATCCGGGTATTCATGCACTTCAGTTCGGCGGCCGAATTCAAGGCCATCTGAGCGTACCAAAAACTTCGCCTCGCGGAATTTACCGGCGTAATAACTTTCACCATCGATGGTGACTAGTCGATCTCGCCAGCTCATGACAACGGCACGCTGGTTGATACCGACAGCTCAAGGTCTTCTGCCGATGCCTTTACTTTTTTAATGGGCGCGCCTTTGATTTCAACGTCTACCTGCCCTTTGGCATTACTCATCCGCTCCACAACCTGATCCATCTTTTCGACTGAGTTGCCGAATAGCCCGATGAATTTATTCCAGTCCTCAATCGCCTGATACTCAAGCGCGCGCCCTTTGATCAGCCGCTCATAAGTCACATCGGCGATTTCAGCGGCGGTGAGTACCGCACTTACCGGCGCGGCAACACGGCCTGCGACTTTTGCGACTCTTAATAGACCACTACTGCGTTTTGCGGCTCGCACGCCTAACGCTTTGTTGACATTAAACGGGGCTTGGGGTGTTTTAGGGGTTGCGCCGGTGGCTGCCTCGGCAGCGAACGCGGCCTGCTTTCTGGCACCGCGTGTTTTTAATACTTTACCGACTACGGCGGTACTAACGATAGCCGCCAAGCCAGTTTTAATTAGCGTCTCTTGCCCGCTTGTACCGACTGCGTCATTTAACTCGCCTACTTTTTTTATCAATGGATCGAGTGCGTCGGACGATGTTTTTGTCCAGGTAGTTGCGAGTTGATCCCAATTGGCGCTGGCTGTTTTCGCAAGCCGGGCAGAGTCTGCCAACGTGGTATTGCCATCACCCTGAATAGTCATAAACTTGGCCATTGATTCGACCTTGCCCGACTCCAGAAACTGACTGGCTGCAAAATTAAAGGCTCGTAATGCTTCGGCATCAAAGACACCCGCCAGCGTTACCTTGTCGCCTTTCGCGACCTCAATAATTTCTAACATCAATTCATTAATCGGCCGCATGATACGCCGACCTTTTTCCAATTCAACAGGGTCGAACACTTTAATACCCGCGCCTTGTAATTTTTTGAGCTTTTCAGGGTCAGCTAGCGTACGCAGTGTCGCCTCGAATGCGGTGGCGGCCATCTCTGCTGAGCCGGTACCCATGCGGATTACCTGCAACGCCGCCCCCATCTCTTTCAATGCCTCAGTACCCGTGCGCCCGGTGGCGGTATACGCCGTTACAACGCGAGGGCCGAGCCTGGCCAAATCTGCCAGTGTGAAAGCGCCTTCTTTACCTTGCTGATTAAGCGTATCAAGTACTTTAAGTACTTCATCTGGCGCGGTGATTTTCATCTTTTGGAATTCAGCTAAAATGCCTCCGATGGCGACACCGGTTTTGTCGCCGGTCGCCTGTATGACAGTGCCGATGTTTTTAATATTTTCAATTGCAAAATCAAAGTCACCGGTCTTTTCAACAATCTCCTCTATCGCTGCCGTGATTAGCGACGGATCGACTTTAATATCAGGCGATCGCGCGGTATCAAATATCTCCTGACGTAGCACCGCCATATCTGCCGATGATTTATTTGCTTGCACACCCAGTCTTTCAAAACGCTCCTCAAGGCTTGCCGTGCTACGAATAGCCATCACCCCTGCCGCACCCGTCGCCAACGCAACATAACGATTCCCCAGGCGTGTAACCGCCGTGCCCATTGTATTGACAGTACGGCTCAGTCTTGAGAGATGGCGCTTACCATTACGGCTAAAATTACCCAGCGAGCGATCATACTGGCGTGCCTGCCGTTGCAGGTTGCCAGTAAGATTAACCGCGACTGAGGTTTCGAGGACGCTCATAGAATGCTAAACAATCGCCGCAAGGTTAACCCGAGCAGATCATCCAGGCGCAGAGCTGTGCGCGATGCTATACCCAGAGTCACCCGGTTAAGCACCTTCGCCAGCCCCATCATCTCGCCCCCGTTGTGCTACGTCCTCCAGCGCTTTGGCAGCCAATTGATCGAGCGTATTGACACCGGCTTGCAGTCGGTTTAGGTCTTCAGGATGGAGTGATTTAACTTCGTTCAACGTTAATGGCCCAGAGTAGTCATCAATTGATTTGATTTGCCTGCGCATCACATGTACCCCTACGAGTGTGGGGCTACACACTAACTGCGCTTCCACTGCGCCGCTATCCGTGGGCACCATCACCACTTTCTCTGACTCTTCGTTAGCGTCGAGCACATCCGCAGTTGTCGTCTCGCGCAAAGTAGCGACCATAAACGTCTGTTTACCGACTTTAAAACCGTGCTCTAACGTTACTTTAATGTCAGCCATTTAAAGCGGTTCCGCTGCTTGTGCAGACATTTTTAACGGTGTTTTACCCGCGCTGTCAAACACCACCGGCTCAGTAGCAAACGCATCGCGTAGCATAAATTTTTGCCCGGTGTCGGCTTCGAATAGCACCGTGGCACCAACCATGCGGCTTAATGCGATGACATCCGTCTCTTTAGTAACAAGCACACTGAGTTCTAGCAGCGGTGGCACATCCTCTTCGCTGTAAAAAGTTTTCCCGCCGTGCGATTCCGGTTCACGATTTACGCCGCCGGGATTCAACGTCGCCTTGTTCTCGGCAGCGACTACAACGCCATCCAGCCGGATTGTTGCTTTACCCGCAATCTTCATTTCGTTGGCTCCTTATTAAATATGGAATTGAGTTTGCACGGCAACAATACGCAACTGGCCGATCAGTTTGGGTTGATCTTGCATATCCACGCGGCTGTTTGCGGTGTCGATGTCAATAATCAACGTTGATTTATACGCCTCCAGATCCTCACACCAACCCAAATCAATAAACCCCTGATAAATTGAGATTAATTCGGCCCGCAGTGAATCCTCGGTTGCAATCGGCTGGCCTGCGCCAAAGCGCTCATTAGTGCTCGCTAATTTGTGGCGCGGATATTTTTTAGCGATGGTGGTGCGCTGCACTTGTCGAATGCGCTCCAGCGTCTCTGGCGTGTTGATGTTGAGATAGCTGGTATCGTTAACACCTACGCCGTTTTGCTGGTACTGAGTGATCTGACGCTCAATGTAGACCGAGCCATCATTGCCGATGGTATGGGTTGAGATGCCATCCCATAACAGCAGGTTGCGCTCGGCATCTGTCCAGCGGTTAATAATGAGAGGCGCTTTAAGTCCGGGCAGTTTTAGCGTTTTGAGCGGTCGCGCCGGGTCGTTGGCCAGCCTGG